CTTTTGACCTACGTAAAGAGTTTCCAATGTACACTTTTGATGGTGAATAGGGTTGACAAGATGCTACAGATGTGCTACACTCCTGAAATTGAGGAATAAAAATGACTTATTTACAACTTGTTAACGCCGTGTTACGCCGCCTACGAGAGAACGAGGTGGCTTCTGTTGCTTCTACATCATATTCCAAACTAATTGGCGATTTTGTCAACGAGGCTCGTCACCAAGTGCAGAGTGCTTGGGATTGGTCAGCATTACGCACCACCCTAACTGTAACCACTGCGGCTGACACTTTCAATTATGAGTTAAATGGTGCTAACAATAGGTCTTCTGTTCTGAACGTACTCAATGACACTTCAGATTGGGAGATGCAGTTGAAGGAAAGTGCTTGGTTTGACCGCCAGTTTTTAATGACTGACCCGCAAAAAGGAGCACCTCTTTATTACAACTTCAACGGTGTAAGTGCTGATGGTGATGTGCAAGTTGATTTGTTCCCTATACCTGATGGTGTTTACACGCTACGTTTTAACATGGTTGTGAGAAGCAGTGATTTGACATCAGACAGCGACACGGTTGTTGTTCCTACACGTCCCATCATCCTGTTGGCTACAGCTATGGCTATTGAAGAGCGTGGTGAAGATGGTGGTCAACAAAGTATTAACGCTTACCAAATGGGACAAAACGCTTTGGCAGATGAGATTGCATTTGACGATGCGCGTAGCCCTGAAGGAACTATTTGGTATACAGCATGAAGCAATTACAAAACGTCTCTGTTGTTGCTCCGGGTTTCTTTGGGTTAAACACTCAAGACAGTAGTGTTACTTTATCCACCAACTTTGCATTGACAGCAGACAACTGCATCATTGATAAATATGGGCGTCTAGGTTCTCGTAAGGGATGGACAATGCAGACCACCAGTGGTTCTAGTGAACTCAGTGGTTCTTCTGTTGATTTCCTTATGGAGCATGTAAACGCAGACGGTTCAACTGTTGTCTTGTCAGGGGGTAACAACAAGGTTTTTTCAGGTGGTGTTGGCGCTGTTCTGACAGACATCACTCCTTCTTTGTACACCATAACGGATGACAACTGGAAGGGAGCTAGTCTCTACGACCATGCCTTAATTGTTCAGCAAGGACACGAGCCGTTGGTGTACAACTCAGGCAGCAGCCCAGTGTGTCAGACAATGACTGACTACACCAGCTTGACACAAAACTACTCTACCTCCTACCCTCGTGATGCTATTACTGGTTGGGGTAGGTATTGGGCACACGACGGTGAGACGGTTTATTGGTCTACAGATATAGCTGACACCAACTTCCCTGCTTTCTATGGTGGAACCAGCGGTACGTTAAACATCGCTGCTGTGCTCCCTAACAACACGGACACTATTGTTGCACTAGCTGCCCACAACAACTTCCTTATCATATTCTGTAAGAACAACATTGTTCTCTATCAGAACGCAGACAACCCAATTGCTGGCGACTTCACTTTGTCAGATGTAATTCTTGGGGTTGGTTGTGTTGCTCGTGACAGTGTGCAGACAACTGGTAATGACATCATCTTCTTGTCAGACACAGGTATTCGTTCACTTGGTAGGCTTATTCAAGAGAAAAGTTTGCCGATGCGCGACCTGACTAAGAATATCAAAGACGACTTTATACAAACAGTAAGGACTGAACAGGGAATAACGGAAGACATGAGGCTTGTTCGCTCTGCTTATTCAGAACAAAACTCTTTCTATCTCATCTCTTTTCCTGCTTCTGATATTGTTTATTGTTTGGACATGCGGCAAGCCTTAGAAGATGGTTCTGCTCGTGTAACTCGTTGGGTTGATTATGCGGCAGGTTCTTTCCTACGTAGACGCAACAGAGATTTGTTGATTGGTAAAACAAACGGTATTGGTAAATACACCGGGTATCAGGACAACGGGTCTAGTTACATTCTGCGTTACTACTCTAACCACATTGACATGCAGAACCCAACGATGGTCAAGATGTTGAAGCGCATCAAAGCCACTGTGGTTGGCGGGAACAATCAAGAGTTTATTGTTAAGGCTGGGTACGACTACCAAGGCACCACCTTCTCTTACCCTTTCACTATTGTTACTGGCAACATTGCTGAGTATGGGGTAGCAGAATACGGTGTTGATGAGTTCACAGTTGGTGTTCTCACAGATGATATTTCTGCCTCCACTGGTGGCGCTGGTAATGTAATACAAATTGGTTTTGAAACTGAAATTAGCAGCCAAGAGTTTAGCGTTCAACGGCTGGACATTTTTGTTAAGACAGGAAGGATAATTTAATGTCTGACTACACTAAAACAGTTAACTTTGCTGCTAAAGATGCACTTCCTAGCGGCGATACTGGAAAGATTGTAAAAGGTACTGAGATAAACACAGAGTTTGCCAACATTGAAACAGCAATTGCTTCTAAGGCAAACATCACTGCGCCTACTTTCTCAGGAACTGTAACCATTACTACGCTTGATGGGGCTACCATCAGTGGTGGCACTTACTAAGGGACTAATATGGCGACTGAACTCAATACAGACAATCCTTTTAGCTGGACATCTCTAGTACCTCTTGTTGGCGGTTTTTTGGCTGGTGATAAAGCATCCGATGCTGCTGACCGAGCCGCTGCTGCTAACATTGAAGCTGCTAAGATTGCCGCAGATGCTGCACAGTTTCGTCCTTATGCAATTAGCACGGGATTTGGCACCTCCTACTTTGACCCTTCTAAGAGTCAGGCAGGGTATGAGATTGACCCGTTGTTGGCTGCTTTTAGGGACAAGTTTTACGGCACTGGTGCTCAATTCTTAGACCAAATACAAACTGACCCACAGGCGGCTGCTCAACAGTTTTATCAGCAGCAGCAACAGTTGATGGCTCCTCAGCGTCAGGCAGAGGACATTGCGTTGCGCCAGCGTCAACTACAGCAGGGGCGTATTGGCTTGGGTCTAAGTGGTCAGGCTTTAGGTGCTGGTGCTCCTGGCATGGTTAATCCACAGCAGTATCAACGTGACCTAGCCCGTGCTCAAGCAGATGCCCTGTTGGCACAACAAAGCCGACAACTTGCACAGGCTGAGATTGACAAGGCTATCTCTCGTGGCACCGGGTTGTTCCAAACTGGTCTTGGTGTTGAAGAACAAGCGTTGCGTCCTCTCACCATTGGTGCAGACATTGGCAGCAAGCAAGCTGTCTCAGGTGGTCAGCAAGCACAAGCACTGCTAGGTGGTGGTCAAGCGGCTGCTCAGGCTAACTTAGCTGGCGGTATCGGTGCTGCTAACGCTTTGTTAGGTGGTATTCAAGGGTTTACTGGACTATTCGCTCCAAAACGATAAGGAATAATCATGGCTGATGGTTTGTTTTCATATAAAACTCCCGGGCAACTACAGCAGGACTACCTCGGTGGTCTTATGCAGCCAGTTGGAGGTGGTGATTTGTACAGTCAGTTGATACAAACAATGTCTAACGCTGGGCGCATTGCTGGCTATGGTGCTGGACGTATGTTTGGTGGTCAAGTGCCCGGTGAAGAGAAGAACGCAGCAATTCAAAGTGTGTTTGAACAAGTTAAGGGTATTGCTGACCCAATAGAGCAGTACAACAAAGCAGCCGAATTGTTTGCTCAGTCCGGGTTCCCTGACCTTGCTATGCAAGCACGTAAGACTGCCCAAACTGAGAAATTGGCTGGACTTCAATTAGAAAAAGCCGAGTATGATATTGGTACTGTGCGTGGACAACAAACACTAAGAACCGAGTTAGGTAAATTAGGCGATAAAGCTACTTCTGAAGACGTGCTTGCTGTGTTTAGGAAATTTGGTGACCCTGATACAGTTGCTGAATTTGCACAAAAAGATATTCAAGCAAGGGCTACTGCTAAAGAAAAAGCAGAATTGGCAGCTGACAAAGCAAAAGAGAAGGCAGAACTTCAAAGAGAGCGTTTGGAAGCCCAAGCCGAAAGAGCAAGAGAAGCTAATGAATTACGAGCGCAAATTGCACAAGCGCAATTAGAAGCTAGACAGGCTACAACAGCACTGCAACAACAACTTGCACAGCAACGTATTGATGACTTGAAAGCAAAAGCAGATGAAAAGCAGCGCGAACAAAAACAAGAAGAAAGAGCATTAAAAGTTAAGCAGCAACTCCTAGTAGGTCAAACACAAAAAATGATTACTAGGTTGGGAGAAGCAAAAGAAGTAGTTGGTACCTTTTCTACTGGTGTTCAAGGTGTCGCTCTTTCTTTAATTGGCGGTACTCCAGCTAACACTTTAGCAAATAGATTGGCAACTATTAAAGCAAACGTCGGTTTTGACCGCCTACAAGCAATGCGAGAAGCTAGTCCTACTGGAGGCGCATTAGGTCAAGTAGCCGTTCAAGAATTGTTTTCATTACAAGCTGCTGAGGGTTCTTTAGACCAAAACCAATCTCCTGAAGAATTAACTAAAAACCTAGATGCTATTGAACAACATTATAGAACACTTCAAAGAATCTTTTCAGGAGATATGACAGAGGAAGAGGCTGCTAAATTACTTAATAATCAACCGCCAGCTTCTGACGCAACTGCTGCACCTGTTGGTGGTGCTGGTTGGTCAATTAAACCAAAAGGATAACAAATGGCAACATACGAAATTACAGCGCCTAGTGGTGAAGTTTTTGAAGTAACTGCCCCTGATACTGCTTCTCAAGAAGAGGTATTGGCGTATGCTCAACAGCAGTTTGCAGCACAGCAACAACCTGA